TCTGCTTCACGATCATCATCGTGAGTACGATCGGTCGCAACAAGCCGAGGCCGCCTCGGCGAGGACTGGACTGACTGGCATGGGCGGCATCGACGACGCGATCGAAGAGATGCGACTGGGCGACCTCGAGGGCGCTTCGAAGATGGCGCCCATCCCGTATGCCAAGTCGCGTGGCATCTACCCTCAGAAGGTCTACGCTGCTATCCGCAACCACAAGGTGGTGCCTGAGCACTGCTCGTGCGGACGGACGGTGGTCGACGTGGAGGCTGCCGATGAGTACTTCAAGTTGGGGAAGTGGAAGCGAACCGACTCGACAGTACCGGAAGAGGAAGAAGTACCAGGGAGCGACTTGGACGCCTGACACGTCCTCTGCACACAAGCTTGACGGCGTCTGGTGTAAACACCATCGGCAGAGGCACGGCTACAAGTCTTCCTTGCTCGGCTTCAAACCTGAACGGTACAACGGCAAGAGCTACATCCACTGGTACTGTAAAGAGACAGGAGACGTCTTAGAGACGGTGGTGCTGGGTGAAGATCGTAGGACTAGTCCTGGTAGTACTGGCACTGATGTACGTGATCAGGGTGATCATCCGGAATAGGTGGTGGTAGTGGTCAGGTGGTTAGCGTTCGACTGGTTCACTAGTGTACACCAACAAGCAGTAGTGCTACATAGAGTGGACCACGGACGCTCGCAACTGATAAGGGCTGACCCACTCCTGATAGCAGACATCCGTGCACAGTGTGGTCAGACCATATCGCCTAAGCACATCGCACTCCTGGCCTTCTCGGATGCCGAGGCATGGCTAGCAGGACGCGGACCGCTGTACGTCAAGTACGGCCCAAGACAACTTTGCAGGTGGTGTTAAGTGCTGAAGCTGTACGACTTCCAAGAGGCTTGCGTTCGTCAGGGCATGAACCCTAGGCACCCTGAGACGGACGATCGTAGCTTCCTCATCGGTGACGACATGGGCCTTGGTAAGACGGTGGAGGCCATCACTCTAGACCAGATGAAGCGGAAGAAGCACAACTGCTCGTACAGTGCACAGACCTTGGTAGTCACACAGACGTCCGTCATGGGCGCATGGGAGAGCCACTACAAGGAGTGGGCACCTTGGCTCAAAGTGAAGGTGATCAACAGGAAGAACCGGAACGAGTTCGTCGCGGCACTGAAGGCCCGGAATGGTCGTGGGCTGCCGGAGTATCACGTCTTCGTGTGCCACTGGCAGGTACTGAGGTTTATCGCCGAAGATATCAACCTAGTGAACTGGTTCCACATCATCGGCGACGAGATTCACAACATCAAGAACCGCAAGGCGCAACAGACCCAGGCCTTCAAGAAGCTGAAGACCTACTACAAGACAGGGCTCAGTGGCACATGGGCTGACAACAGGCCCGACGATGCCTGGTCAGTGCTTAACTGGCTCTGGCCGAAGACCTTCAGTTCCTACTGGGGCTTCTTCAACCACCACGTTCTGCAGAAGAAGCACAACGAAGGCTACTGTCTCGCTGACGAGTGTGGCAAGAGTCACAAGCGTCCGTTCACTGAGATCGTCGGAGTACACGACCAGCAGCTCATCCACAGCAGGATGGGTTGGGGCTACATCCGGCGGACGAAGGAAGAGGTCTGGAAGGACATCCCGGAGAAGACCTACGAGGACCGAGTTGTCGAACTGGACCCGAAGCAGCGTCGCACGTACGACATGATGGCCAAGGACATGCTGGCATGGGTTGGTGCTCACGAAGACCAGCCCGTGGCAGCTCCAGCAGTCATTAGTCAGCTGGTACGTCTGCAGCAGTTCGCTGTAGCGTACGGTAAGATGGAGCTGGTGTACAAGAACGGTGCACCACTACACCAGTTAGTGTTGGACGAGCCGAGCAGCAAGCTCGACGCGGTCATGGATATCATTGGAGCGACCAATGAACAGATCGTGGTTTTCGGACAATCAAAACAGGCCATCAACCTCTTGGCAGCCCGCCTTGAAAAAGCTGGCGTATCCTTTGGGGTTCTTACTGGTGACACGAAACAAGCGGATCGTGATCAGTATATTGAGAAGTTCCAATCTGGTCGCCTGCGAGTCTTTTGCAGTACCATTAAGGCGGGCGGGGTCGGTATCACTCTCACTGCTGCTACGATCTGTGTTTTCCTGGATCGTGCCTGGAGCCCCTCAGCCAACCGTCAGGCGGAGGATCGTCTACACCGTCTGGGACAGAAGAACGCCGTGCTCATCCTCACACTTGTTGCCCGTGAGACTATCGACCGACAACGTAACGACAAGATCGAAATGAAATGGACTTGGCTCAAGTCCATCCTCACACCCCAGAAGGGATAACCATGTACGCTGGACAGTACTGGTTCGATATCAATGCTCAGAACGGTGTCATCTCTGCCCGACGTAACCCGAGGCGGAAGAAGCGACTTCCGTACCACGCCAAGCGTAACACGTGACAGCTGCCCGTCATGAGCGGCGGAGGTAAATGTTCCCACTCGCTCGCGGCACACGAGGACATCGTCGTGAAGGACGGCACCTTCAATGAGAAGGGCCTCCCCTTTGGGCAGTACCAGACCGTCAGCTACGCGCTCCCCTGCCTTGTGGGACATAAGTCCACAACGAAGAGCCCAGTACACAAGGATGTCACCGGAAGGAAGTGGTAGTAATGGCAGACCCTCGGATCATGCTGCGGATCAACGTCGACATCACCGACTTCGTCAAGAAGGAGAACTTTCTTGTCGTCTACACCGACGACGAAGACCCGAAGCTAGAGAAGGAAACCACTCTGGAGGAGCAACAGGCCATGACCGTACAGGACATGGCTATGTACGAGAAGCGCTACGTACTCCACGGCGACATCGCGCCTGAGGAGTACTTCACCAACTTGGACATCAGGGACCCCCAGCAGTTCAAGATCGAGGTGGTCGACGGTGCCTGACGACAACCTCTACGACGCTACGCTCGACTCAGCGGCCGTAGAGGACCACGAGATGTTCATCTCCTGGGTACGTGCAGGCTTCACGCAGGAGCAGGCTATGCACCTGCTCATGGGCTACAAGTACACCATCTGGTACAGTGCCATTCGTGCAGTGGAGAAGGACAACAATGGCTAATGTCGTCAATGGCATTCAGGCCGATCACCACAAGTACGTGATCGCTGACCGTATCGATCCGGCTGTTGTGGCTCAGCAGAGCCGTATCCAACTGGAGAAGCGGCAAGAGACCTCCGTCGTCCACCACCATCGAGCTGAGGAGACCTGCAAAGGACGTGAGCACGACTTCTACGGAGTCGAACCTCCTCCGCATAACGTCGTTGCACTACCTAGTTAAACAACCGTAGCGTGCCGCTTCAGTACTCCACACGGGCGCTGGTTCATTCACGAGAGCTCTGGACTTCGTGACAAGTTCATTCGAGATTTCACGTGGACATCGGCGTGTGGAGTTCTGTGGGAGACATGAGGGGAGGTTTAACAATGTCTGAATCAGTAGAGACGTACGTACGCAACGCTGAGCAAATGGCGCGGCGAGCTATCGACGCCCGTGAGAAGATCTACCAGGGCATGCGTGAGGCTGTGGCAGCGTTCAGGGTGCGTGGTCGAGGCATGCACGTACCGGAGGACGCTAAGCAGAAGTTCCTGAGTAGTACCAAGGCAAAGAGTCTCATCGCCGACAACCGCTGGAACATGACACAATGCATCATGTACAGTGTGCTCGCACTGTCGCGCGCTGCCGCTGGCATGCTCGTCGAGTCGAAGAAGCAGACCAAGCTCCTGCAGAACATTGACCAGAACATCTCGGAGGTTCTCAATGCGGTTCGTAGTAGTGGAGATTCCTGACAACGATGAGGCCGAAGCCTTCGTCGAGGCCATCAAGCGTGGTGATGTCATGTACACGGTACCGGTAGAACCTCCTCTTGTGGAGGGCACAAAGGAGTTCCGCGTACAGACCGGCGAGGGGTGGAAGGTGCCGCAGATGTATGCAGTGCCGACCAAGTTCTGTGACTGTCCCGACTATGCAGGCAAGAGTGCGCGCTCCGCTAAGTACGGCTGGTACGTACATGCCAAGTGCGCCAAGCCTCGTCCGACCAACTACATCCATCCGTACAACCTCATCGAGGGTGCAGGTACCGACCCGCGAGACCGGATCTATACCATGAGCTTCCGGGCCAACCGCAAGCCATGGCGGCACGAGGACGAGCGTCGATGAACGAGTACGTGATTGGTAACACCAGTGGCTTTGGCTACGTCGTAGGCACTGAACGGACCAGACGAGCAGTCTCGCAAAGGGGACTGGCAAGTATGTCAGAGGTGTCACGTTCGTTTGTGGCCGCCATTGAGGCGGATGGCAAGGACATCACTCTATCCAAGGCCCTACGCATTATCAACTCTCTCGGGTGCGAGGTCGTCATACGTAGGAAAGGAGAGAAACGTGAACGACAATGAGGACTTCTTTGGACCGTATGAGGAAGAGTTCAAAGAGAAGCCATTGGAGAAGAGACATCACCCAGAGTGCCCCTCCAAGAGGAGTCCTGGCTACTGTAAGTGCCGGGAACTGTACGACGCTGACTACTCCGATGGCTTCGGGATGCCGCAGCGATAGCTAGATCAAATGCCGGCGTTGATTTCCCATTGAGGGCACTATATACTATCTCTAACAAAGAACAACAAGGGAAAAGCGTATGCTCGAAACGGTAAACGACTACATCAACGCCGGTCTGACCCATTCAATTCACACCAGTGAGCGAAGGTCGTTCCGTGGCTGCCGTCGACGGTGGGACTGGATCTCGCGACAGTTCTACTACCCGAACATCACTGCACGTCCGCTCGAGTTCGGCGTTGCCTTTCACGCTGCAATGGAGGAGTACTACAAGTCATACCTGGGTCTGTTCGTCAATCCTGACCCAGCTGCTTCTCTGGCCATTGCGGTTGCCACCTTCAAGCGTATCACGCGAGAACAGCGTCTCAAGTTCATCCGTCTGAACAACGGTATCGACGATGAGATGGCTGCGGACTACGACGACCGTGTACGTCTTGGCGTGGCGATGTTGGAGTACTACTTCACTCACGTAGCTCCGAACCAACACAAGGGTCTCAAGCCCGTCAAGGTCGAGATCAAGTTCGAAGTCCCCATCGCGAACCCGTACACAGGCGAGCAGGACCTCTGGTGCAATTGTGACTGGTGCTTCAGGCGGTACAGGAAGTGGCTAGCCAACCAGGGACAGCAACACATCGAAGCTTTCGATGCCCTAACAGGTACACACGGACGCACCAAGTGGAAGGGTCTGCCGGTAACGTTCGGTGGCCGACTCGATATCCTGTTCGAGGACTCTGAAGGGAACCTCTGGATCGGTGACTGGAAGACCGCGACACGACTATCAGGGACCGAGACATCGGACGAGTACCTCTGGAACGATGACCAGATCACTGGTTACGTTTGGGCTCTGCGCCTTATTGGTCTGCCTGTGGTTGGGTTTATTTATGCCGAGATCAAGAAGGCTGTCCCCGAAGAGCCTGAGCCTCTCAAGGTCACTCGCCTAGGTCGTCGCTTCAGCGTGAGTAGGAACCTGGAGACCAACTGGGAGCTGTACGAGAGAACCGTTCAGGAGAACGATCCTGAAGCCTACGGACGTGGACTGTACACAGACTTCATTCAGTACTTGAAGGAAGAAGGACCTCAGTTCCATCGGTGGCACCCTGTCTTCCGCAATGAAGAGGAATGCGTACAGGCTGGGATCAA